CCGACCTTTGTATAAATCTTTTCTAATCCAGAATACAAAGGTTTTTGCTGAACTAGAAACTGTATGTATAAATCGATGTTATCAAAGTTATCTTCATTCACAAAGTCAGCAACTACACCTGTCTGGTCATCTAAAGCCTTTTTAATTATAGGGTAAGCATAAGCCTCATATTCTTTATGTAGCTTTAAATAGGTTTTGTGGTATTTAACACTACTTGCCATTTATGGTTGCATTGTTATAAGCCGCATCTAAAGATAATTCCTCAATAGGCACTAAATTAGCCGGTACGTATATCTTTTCCATCTCTGCGGTGCTTATTTTATCATAACCCTGAGCAATACGCTTCTCATCTGGAGTAATCCAATATGATTGATTTAGCCATGCAGTAAGGCGTTCCATATCTTCCTGCATCTCAGGATAAGAGCTAAAATCAAAATCAAAGTAATACTGCTTACCATATACTTTAGCGTATGGCTCACAGACAAACTTATTGATTGCATCCCTTATTTTGCGAGATAGTGGAGCAGTTGCGTTATAAATTAACTGCTTTGATGCCCAACCCATGTTATTATCCGTAGATGCGGCTTCACTACCTGAAAACTGTATAGGAACGTGAAACGCTGCATATATCTTTCTTGTATCAATGTTAAGAGATTCTATTAGTTGCAGATCAGTTGACGGCATTCCTATCTGAGTCCATTTTAAGGGACCAGAGCTTGGAAATATCCTATCCATTAATGTTTCGCCACGCTTAGCCTCAACAAACTTTTCTTTCAATACATTCATCTGATCTTTAGTCAAACTTGCACCCGGTCCATCTGGTGAGATAAAACCATAAGCACCACCATTCCTGATCTGCTTTAGTAATTCATTATCGCCCTCATTCTCTTTTAAAACGTTCCGGTAAATAGCTTTGATAGGTGACTGTCCGTAAAGTTGCGCGCCTGTTAGCGTAAAGTCAGGATTAAAAGATTTAAAATGCACAACTTGATGAGCAGGTATTGGGACTTCGGTCATATAAACCGAGCGCATCTGATAACCTTTAATCGGTTCAAACATACCACCAGAGATAATCTCTATAAACTGGCTAGGCAAAGAGTACAGTTGCGACCAGATACATTTTGCAGTCATGTCAGGATCCTTGCCATTTCCAAAGATATACCCATCGCCAGTACATAAAAAGAAACCTGCTAGATCAGTCATCCATTCTTCATACGTTTGCTGAGGATTAGGCTTTGCTAGTAAGTCAAGAATAGGATTGTTTTCAACTTGATTAAACATCTGCTCTTTTAACTGCAAAGTCCGCATCTTAGCAGTTGCACCCTCAGCCATTGACATATTTTGGAACACCTTTAGATCCTTTTTAGTTACGCCCTCTTTAACTTCGTATAGGCAATAAGCGCACTCGGCTATTTTCTTTGATATAATATCAATGCAGGTATAGATGTCGGCATTTTTCTTAAATCCCTCGTCTACAAACTTTACTTTGTCCTCAAAGTCAACAATAACCTGATTATTACCAATCCATCCAAATACGTTCTGGTTGTATAGGTTTGCAGTTATCTGTTGCTGAAGTCCAGGCATTAACGCCTCTAATTGAGTAGTAGCTGCCTTTTCTATATCAGCTTTAAATATTTTAGAAAATACGCCCATGTTAATTCCAGTCAAATGAATATTCTTGTTTAATCTTAGATGCTAACTTATTTAAAGCCACGTAACGTAACGGATCTATTAAGTGGTTAAAAGCATCAATAGGCTCATTAAGCATCCTGCCTGTCTTATCTTTTTTCCAAATGTAACTAAATAATTCCTTTTTAAAGTTATGGCTATTTGCGGTAATATTTATTTTATATCTTTTAAGGATGTCAATGCCTTGCTTAATACTGTCTTGTCCTTTCATTGCACCATGAATGTTAAATCCCTCAGCGTATATTTCCTGTATTGATTTAGGCTCTGCTGAGTCTGCAATAATTTCCTGATCTTCTGTCACGCCAAAATCTCTTAACTTCCTGCAAATATCCATATTGGTTAGCCTAGTTTCATAGCACATCTCATTTACCCATAATTCGCCACCTGACTTGTAAACCTCTATTATGCCTGTCGGATCGTTAGTAAAACCAAAGTCAATGCCATAACTAATTAGCTCCGCATCCTCTGGTATCTTTTCACATATTGCCCAGTTACGGAATATAACGCCCTCAATCTTACCTGTCATGCCTCTAGCATATACTCGCCAGAGTTCTAGATCTAAGTCTTTGATAGCCTCTATTCTTTCATGGTCCTGCTCTGATAGGAATGGATTATGCCTATGGTCTGAGATTATAAGTTTAGTATCTGGCTGACCGATTAGCTTAGTATGCGCCCAAAACTCATTAGTAGGATTGTAGTCAATGTAGATTTGATTCTTAGTCCTGATTGCTAACTGCCAATAAATCTGATAGCTTATACCATTAGCCTCATTGACGAATAGATAGTCACGCTTACCATTCTTTGCAGACTGCTCATTTTCAAATGATACAAACTCAATCAAAGAACCGTTCTTAAAGTAGATTATCCGCTCAGTCTTATTCCAGAACTTTAATTGAGATTGTAGATATTTGTTATCCGCAAAGATATTTTCAGCATCCCTGTAAGCACCTTTACGCAGGTTAGGCAATGATTCACCGGCTACTGTTATAACTGACCTCTGCTCTGTTACTGCTTTATAAAATAGCAGTTGCATAATAGAATAGGTCTTGCTAGAAGATGTGCCACCTTGATTAATTAATACCTTTTCTTTTGATTGGTATATATCATAAAATAAAGGCGAACATTTAAACATTTTCTATATCGTTCTCTGAATGCGCTAAAGGCGGAGCAGTATTATAGATTACAGGAGCTGGAATATTTAACAATAAATCACCATCAATAGAAACTTCCTGCCTAGGCTTGCTCCAACGATATTCAAAAAATAATTTTATAAATTCATACTTACCTAACTCTACACCCTCTTGCAATGCCTGTAAGGCTACATCATCCATTGGCGATAATCTCTCTATCAAAGCTAGTTCACTAGCCTTAGTCGGTCTGCCTTGACCTGCACGAATGCCTCCACGACCATTTGCCATACTGTTTGTTTTTATTTGTTTAAACAAATGTAAAAAAATCTTATAACTTAATAATTTTCATGTAATTAACTTTAAAATTATTTATTAATGTGGCGTTCATATAAATGTAAATTATTAGAAAAATGATAATACCATCCTATTTCTAAGTTTAATTTTTTTGCAATAAGTTCTTGAAGTTTACTAAAACAATATTGATCATTACAAAAACCAAACCATAAGTCATTTGAACGCATTAAAACACTCATATTTAATTTATCATCTATTATATTAAAAACTATATTTAATGTGCAAGGAGTGTCATAATTGTGTAATTTATGCTCTTTACCATCATATATAGTTAAAACAGCTCTTCTTGAGTTTTTATTTTTAATTAATTCATTTATTACAAAATCAAGTTGATTATTTCTATTCCATTGATAACCATAATTTGAATTTACAATGTCATTACCATTATGCATTGTGTCCCAAATTTTAGCGTGCTTTTTTAACTCACTAACAGATCTATTTTTAGATAAATACCAAAGCCATTCAATTTCTGCGTATGAGTTTTTCCAATTTCTAAAATTAGAATTAATTAAATTATCTAATGGATTATTTATATAAAAACCAACATTATATAAAGCTAATGTATTTTCTTGTTTTAGTCCTTCTTGATTAATCTTAATATAAAGATTCTCAAAAGCTTCTTGAGCATTATTAAATTGTATCATTGTTTTTTATAAAAGTTCCATTAAACATTTTACCTTCTCTATTTTTTATTACGTTATATGCAGAATTAATACATTCTTCAATTTTATAACCTTTTAATGCTGCTAAGTTAGTTAAAACCACAACACAATCTCCAATGGAATCAATAAATTCTTCATCGTCGTTATTTAATATAGATTTTGATAGTTCTCCGGCTTCTTCAAAAAGTTTAATGCATTGAGTTTTAGGATCTCCAGATATTAAAATACCTTTTTCTTTTGCCCAAATTCTAATTATTTCAAATTCATTTTTTAGTTCCATGGTCTTTCTGATTTAATTGATTTTTTATTTAAATTATGATTAATTTCTCCTGCTACATTCCAAAATAGTTCTCCTTCTTTAACGTATTCCCAAACTTTAGCATCGTAGTTTTTAGCACTAGGAAAAGGTGGTAATATTAAACTATCTTGACTAAAATCTCTATAATGAGATATTAAATTTGCTCTACCTTTTTCTCCATCTTTTATATTTCTAGATACTGCAACACCATTAGCAATAGCATTAGGCCAAGCTATCTGCAATGCTCTATTTAATACTCCTGTTGAAAAAGCAGTCCAAAATGATTTAGGTTCTTCTATTTCTGTTGCTACTTTTATTATCATAGCCGTAACTAATCTATGTCTTAATCCCAAAGGTATAAATAATGCTTTGTTTTTTTCAGCGTAATTTTTAGCTATTATATTAAGATTCGGCATTGCAGCTATTCTGTGAAAATAATAATCGCAACCATTTTCAATACAAAAAGCTTGGTGATCAGATATTTCTTTTGATGATGGCATAAACAAAACAAGTTTTTTATTATATTTCTTGCATAATTCAGTTAAAGATACACCAGCAAATCCAAATCTTGGTTGAACATAAACTATAGTATCTTCTTTAGTAGAAGCAACTAAATATTCGGCAGCCCTAACTTTAGAACCAACATTTAATAAATCTTCTCTAACAACTATTCTACCGTTTATATTTTCAATTACAGGTTTTTTAAAACTGCTTTTAAAGTTTTTTACCATATCTAAATATTCTTGCTTTGAATACAAACAATCTTTGTTTATTTCTGAAGTTGTAATTGAAAACTTTTGTATTGATCTTGATTCCATATTTTTTTTAGAATTGAATTATTTGTGTAAGTTTTACCATTGTTTTTTTGAATATGATATTTTGATTGATAATCTAAAAAATATCTAACAACATCGCAATTTCTAGAATCTTCGCAGTCTATTGGTTTTAAAGAATACCTATCTGATTGAAATCTTAAAACATCATTTATGTAATCAAACTCAGAAACTTTCTTATTTATTTTAGGAAAGATAGTTTTTATACACTTTGTAGCATTTGTACCTGCATATACTAAACCATTAGGATTAACATAATTAGGGAAATATTCCGATAAATCAGCCGCAAAAGCAGTTAAAACAAAATTTTGTTTTTTAAATCCTTGATTATTTAACCAATTATTGCCTAAATCAGTAACTTGGTAAATATCTAGTTTTTGTTTTTTAATTTGATTATACAATAATGTAATAAATTTTATTGAATATTCTAAAATAAATTTTTTTAAATGATTAGAAGTTTGATTTTTAAAAG